CGGACATTCTGGCGACTGCTGCTGGGATTTTGGTGAACAAGCACGTGTGGACGGATATGAAGGCGGAAGGACGCTTTGTCTTTGGACGGCCGGATGCTTCTGGTGTTTGGAAGATCGGGTGTGCCCGAACTGACGTGTTGAAGGAGGGAGTGTCGGGAAACCGAGACCTGCTCCTCTGCAAGTCGTTCGATGGTGCTCCGAAGCTTGCGAAGAAGAAGTTTCAGCTGCCCGAGGTCGGTGCGAAAGTTGTGTGTGTCTCAGAGAAGCATTTGGCCGACGGCACTATCGTCAGTGATGGCGAAGAAGGTGAGTTTGGCCGGCAGATGCGCACGACGTGTAGCACTGAAAAAGGCGACTGTGGAAGCCCTTATGTCAATCGGAACGGATGTGTGGTTGGGATTCATTTTTCTGAAGGTGATCCGAAGAAGAACAATTTGGCGGTGCCGGTAACCCCGGCGCTGCTGAGTTTGTTCGACCCGCAGTCAAAAAACTAGTCAACCACATCGGGCCACGTGATCTTTACGTGGGCCCGGTGTGGGCGGCAAGACAGGAAGAAAAACTGCCGTTGCCGGTTCTTGGCTATGTGTTGACGCGACCTTTAGGGAAGTCCCATTACACCTTGGCCCCATGGGGAGTTGCTAGTACTGATTACGTGCCAAGCGTGATGTCTCATGCTGCGTTGGTAAATAGTGTGCAGAAAGCTTTGGACCCTATCCGGCAAATGCCTGAGGTGATGGTAACGGACTTGTTTCGTTATCTTCATTCTGAGCTTGCCGGAATTTGGTTCGGGACTAATGTGATATCTTATGCCGATGCAGTGTGTAAGTTGAACCTTGAGAAATCTGCTGGGTACCCGTATTATTACGATTGTGTTGACAAAGGTGATGCACTCCGAAAATATGGTGACCGTATCCAGCGGGAGGTTCAGTCAGTGCTTAGTGGTGACGAGTTATGGCTCCCTTTCTCGTTGACCTTAAAAGATGAGTTGCGAACGAAGGAGCGTGTTGCAGCGAATAAAACTCGTGGCTTTTCCGCGTCCGGGATTGTCCACTTGTTGGCCAGTAAAGTCGTATTTTCTAGACAGAATGAGAAGCTTGTGCAGACACTTGGTGCACACCCTGTAACTCTTGGAATTCAGGTACCCGGCCAACAGTACGTGCGGTTTATGCTGAGTTTAGGCTCAGAGCAAAACTGTTACGATGCTGATGGTGATGGGTGTGACCAGAGGTTCCAGTTGCAGGTTGCGCGGTGCATCCGAGATTTGCGCAAGTGTTTTCTTCCTGTCGAATACGGCCCATGTGTAGACCTCTTGTATGATGCGGTGTACGCTGGTGATGTCATTGCCCTTGGCGTCGTCTATCGTATGTTTCACAACAAGAGTGGGTGGGAGTGTACAGGACACGATAATTCCCTCTACATGTGGGGTGCTATATGGCTAGCTGTGACTCAGCTTAGCGGGAGGCGGTTCAGTGATGTATGCAAGTTGCTTGTTAATGGAGATGATTTGGCTTTTTCAGTGTCTGCGCCTGGGGTCGGTGTTGTTGAAATCAGTAATTTCTTGAAGAAATTCGGGATTATTATTGGTTACGAAGTAGCCGTGCCTCGGCGAGTAGCTGAGATTGTCTTTTTGTCCCACCACTTGCGAGAACGATTTGTGAGCGGGGTAGGAGATCCTGTGATCTGTGCCGGAAATTACGCCAAAATCGTGAGCAGCATTAACTGGATCAAATCTAGCGACTTATTGTCCTTTGAGGAGAGTTGTTTGGCCCATTTAGTAGGCCTTCGGATTTGTTTGTGGCCTTGGTATGATGATTTTGTTGAGAACGAGGAGCGCATTGACCAGTTCCTGGCCTCGCGCGTTCCGCTCAGCAAGAACATGCTTCAAATATTGAAAGCCCGCATTTCGGAGAAGGAGATTGTTGGGATCTATTTAGGGTTGGAGTCGAAAGGTTTTTTAATCGACCTCTTGTCAGGTGACATGCTCAATGTCCGACGCCTGATAAAGAAAACAATCCGAAAATTGATTCTGAACAATGCCCAAGACTAGTGGACCAATCAACAAACCGTCTGCGGCCCAACGAAAGGCGCAGTCGGATCGGGATAAGGCTCTGGC